ATCCAATACGAAGTTGATTTAATAGAGGTATTGTAATGCCAAGATCATTAACTGCTGGAGTTATATCAGAATTATCTACAAACAAATTAAATCCAGTTGAACTTATTTATTTAGGTATTGGTGCAGGAACTTATTACACAGATCATTATAAGAATTTAAGTTATGATGGAAATACTTATACAGCTTCATCATTATTTTTAGGAAGTTCAGAAGTTCAAGAAACTGCTGATGTATCAGTTAATAATCTTACACTAAAATTCTCAGGTGCTGATACCACAATCATTAGTCTATTATTAAATAATGACTACATGAATAAACAAGCAAAAGTTTATAGAGGTTTTTTAGATGATTCTCAGGCATTAATATCAGACCCATTTTTATTATTTGACGGAAGAATAGCTAACTTTGCATTAGAAGAAAATGCTACAACATCATCAATTAATATTATTATAGCTTCACATTGGGCAGATTTTGAAAAGATACAAGGAAGAAGAACTGCTATGAACTCTCAAAAGATTTATTTCCCAACAGATCAAGGAATGGAATTTGCAAGTCAAACAGCACAGAAGATTAAATGGGGAGTAGCTTAATGACTGACTTATATAGAATAGTTCATCTATACAGACAGTTTCCTAAATATGATAAATTTACCTACGAGCAATTAACAACAATGATAATGCCATCTTTAAACTTAGATCAATACCAAATTCATAGAATTGGAAAAGAAGATATTGGTTATACTAATTGGGCATTTTTAAATGACATAGTTGAACACAGATATAAACTTACTGGCAAACTAAAAGCTAATGAATGGAATTGTGGCAATAATATTTGGGTTATAGGAGTTATTGCTAAAAGTCATACATTTGAAATAATGAAATGGGTTAAAGAATATTTCAAACCTAAATTAGAAGTTAATCAGTCTGTTAAATGGATTAGAGCAGATGATGATTTAAACATTTATAGAAGATCACAAAAATTTAAACGACAATTTCATATACAAGCATGAAAAAAATATTTGCAAGTACAATATTAGTATCAGCTTTAGTATTTGATTTAGTTAATACTTTATTTAACAATCCAATAAGCCAAGAAGTTATATCTTTATACAAAGCAGAACCAGCTACTATTACTGCAATCATAACTACTATTATAGTTACTGCTATCAGTTATATTTTAGCACCAACACCTAAGAAGCCAAGATTTGGTTCAACAGATGAGAATAAAGGAATATTAGTCAATAAAGATTCTAATAATAATCCAATACCTGTTGTTTATGGTAAAACACAAGTTGGACTTACAAGAGTTTATGTTGAGAGTTCTGGTACTGACAATCAGTATCTTTATATCGCAGGAGTTCTTTGCGAAGGTGGTGGAAAAGGAATTGAATCAATAGATGAGATTTACGTTGATGATAAATTAGTAGTTTGGAGTGGTGCATTAACTGATGGAACAGTAAGAACAGTAGATAGTACAGATACTAATTTTTATAAAGACAGCACAAGTCTAATATCAGTTCAAGGATTTTATGGTTTAGATAATCAATCTGCATCTTCATTATTACAAGAACAAGCTAACTGGACATCTAATCATAAGTTATCTGGTCTTGCTTATTTAGCTTTAAGGTTTAAATGGAATCAAGATGCTTTTAGTGGAATACCTGAAGTTAGAGTTACATTAAAAGGCAAAAAGATTTACGACCCAAGATTAGATTCTACTAAAGGTGGTTCAGGTTCTCATAGAGAAGATACACCATCTACTTGGGCATATTCAGCTAACTCATCTTTAATACTTTTAGATTATTTAAGAAATACTAGATACGGAAAAGGTTTACCAAATTCAGCTTTCCAAACTAATTATGATTCATTTAAAACTTCTGCCACAACTTGCGAGACTCAGGTAACTCCTTACACAAGTGGAACTGATATTAATTTATTTGAAACACACGCAGTATTAGATAGCGAGAAAAAAGTAATTGATAATGTAAGAGAATTACTAGTGCCTATGAGAGCAATATTTAATTACACTCAAGGTACATACAAACTTATTATTGAAGGTACTGGAAGTTCACAATTACTATTAACTAAAGATAATGTTGTAAGCGAAGTTAAATTACAAGGAGAAAACAAATCTGAAAAATACAATAGAGTTGTAGGTACATTTACTAACCCAGAAAAAGATTATCAAGCAGATACAGTTTCATATCCACCTTATGACGATTCAGCATTAGCAGTAGAAGATCAGCACGCAACAATGTTATCTGCTGACAATAATACTTTACTTGAAAGAAGTTTTGATATGACTCATGTTACATCACCTTATCAAGCTGAAGAAATTTGCGAGAACATCTTAAAGAGATCAAGAAATTGTTTAAAGGCAGAAGTAACAGTAACTTCAGAAGCATTAAATTTAGCAATAGGCGATATAGTTACAGCAACTTACGATACAGCAGGATTTAGTGCTAAGCCATTTAGAGTTATGTCATTATCTATTAATGCTGACAGCACAGTAAATCTTGGATTAGAAGAACATCAAGATAACTTTTATACTTGGGAATCAAAATCACAAGCACCAACAATAGCTGATACAGTATTGCCAAATCCATTTTCAGTATCTGCACCAGTTTCAGTTACATTATCAGATCAACTGGTGGAATACTCAGATGGAGTTGTCATAACTGCTTTGAATGTTACAATCGGTGCTTCATTAGATAGCTTTGTAGATTACTACCAAGTAGAATACAAACTTAGCACAGAAGCAACTTACCAAGTATCTGGTCAAGTCAAAGGATTAAATCATAGAATATTAAACGTAGTAGATGGATTAATTTATAACGTAAGAGTAAAAGCATTTAACACATTAGGAGTACAATCAACTTATACTTCTGCAACTAGAACTATCATTGGTGGAATAGCACCACCAGAAGATGTGCAAGATTTTTCTTGTAACATTATTGGGAGTGATGCTCATTTAGCTTGGCAACAAATTACAGATTTAGATTTAGCTTATTATCAAATAAGATATTCTACATTAACAAGTGGTGCTACATGGGGTAACTCAGTTTCTTTAGTTGAAAAAGTTGCTAGACCTGCCACATCAATAACCGTTCCTGCAAGAGTTGGCAGTTACCTGATAAAAGCATTTGATAAGAATGGAAACGCATCTATAAATGAAACTATTATAGCAACAAACATATCTAACATTGGAAACTTTAATGCTATCGCTACACAAACTGAATCTCCTACATTTGCAGGAACTAAATTCCAAACGATAGTAACTGACGGAACTTTAAGATTAGATTCTTCAGAATTATTTGATTCTGCTACTGGTGATTTTGATTCTGCAAGTTCATTCTTTGATTCTGGTCTTACTTCTTTTGATTTATATTCTACTGGTAATTATACATTTGCTTCTCCAATAGATATAGGTGCAGTTTATACTTCAAGAGTAACTGCTTCTATTACACAAACTTCAGACAATGCAGACGACTTGTTTGATGCAAGAACTGGAAACTTTGATGATGCTAGTTCTAGCTTTGATGGAGATACTCCTGCTAACTGTAATGCACATATTGAGATTGCATTATCAAACGACAATATAACTTATAGTTCATTTAGAAACTTTGTAGTCGGTGATTACACAGCACGATATTATAAATTTAGAGTAACATTAAGATCATTTGATTTAGCATCAACCCCAGTTATTAGTGCTTTGTCAGTAAGTATAGATATGCCAGATAGAATATTTAGTGGTAATGATATTGTTTCAGGAACAGGAACTTATAATGTTATCTTTACTTTACCATTCTATTCTGCTAATTATGCAGTTGGTATTACAGCACAAGGCATGGCAACTGGAGATTTTTTTGAATTAACAAGTAAAACTACTTCAGGATTTTCAGTAGCTTTTAAAAATAGTTCTGGTACTGGAATATCAAAGACGTTTGACTTTTTGGCAAAAGGTTTTTAAAAAATTATATTAGATAGAATATGGCACAACACGATTATAATATAGCGAATCAGGGTTTCCCTGCATTTAGAACAGATTTAAACAACGCACTATCAGCAATTCAAACAACAAATTCAGGAACATCAAGACCAACTGGTGCTGTCGCTGGTCAGTTATGGTTAGATACAACAACTGCAACTTCTCCTACATTAAAATATTATGATGGTGCTGATGATATATCTTTAGCAACTATTGACCATTCTGCTAACACAGTAAATTGGTTAGACTCAACAGTATCAATTAC